GTTATTCAATGACTAGGGAAGAACTAAGCAGGCTTAGAAGCATACAAAAAGAAATTGAACTTATCAAAAAAGAGTTGACTGCAATTACAGAGGAATATGTAACTGACAGGGTCACTGGCAGCATGACTGAACATCCGTACATCCTCACACATTTCGAGATCTCCGGCTATGACAGTGAAGGTTACAGCGTCAAGGTTAAGCGGTTGGAGCGAAAGTTGATGCGCAAGCTTGACGAGCTGATGGACGAACGGGCAAGGATTGAAGAATACATTGAAAGCATTGACAATGCAACAGTAAGAATTATATTGAGATTGAAACACATAAACGGGTTGAAATGGGAGCAAATAGGACGTGAAATTGGATATAGCACCCAGCACGTAAAACGAATGTATTATAGGCACATAGAGAATATGGAAAAAAATGTTGCTACACTATGAGCCGCTAAGCAGTGCTATAATAATAGTGTAGAAGTATGACAAACCAAGACTCCTTTTTTAAAAAGAAATGATTAATGAAACAGCTTTACCGTTAGCATCGGTTCTTGTTGCGAAAAAACGCAGCAAGGCCGGTGCTTTATTTTCTTAAAAGGGTGATGGAATGTTGGAGGAATTACATACGATACAAGCCCCAGACGGGCATATTAGGCAAGGATATTTATATTGGCTGAATTATGACAGAGACTTTTTATTTGCGGAAGGAAGAAGGATATTTTACGGAAATACGGACTATTGGACAGTTAGAAATACACCGGTTCCGGTGATACGGGTATAAGCAGCAAAACAAACAACAGGTAGGTGAGGTGATGTGGCAAGAGAATTTGCTATTAAATTTTACAACTCAAAAGCATGGAAGAAGTGCAGAGAAGTATATAAGCAATCAGTATATGGATTATGTGAGAGATGCGGACAATCAGGAGATGAAGTACACCACAAGATATATCTAACTCCAGAAAATATAAATGATCCTTACATTACTTTGAATTGGGAGAATTTAGAATTACTGTGTGCTACTTGTCATAGCAAAGAACATAATGAGAAGTATAGTCCATTGAGAGAAGGATTTGAATTTGATGAGAATGGGGATTTGGTGAGGCGAGCGTGATGTGCGATAAGAAATAAAGAGAAAATTGTTTATGGGAAGGGAGAGAAATAAGCAAGGACAGATGATTGTGGTTAAATTGTGGATAACTTTGCGGGGGCTGTGGATAACTTATCCCCCCCCTAGGGAGAGGGTAGGGGTAGTTATGTGAATACCACGTGCCGACCTCCGCGTAATACACAAGTTATTCTCACATAACCCCCACCTCTAAAAATAATTAATAAGGCAGGTGAAAGATATGGGTAAAAAGGAAGATATAGAAAAAGATGTGCTGATTAAAAAAGAGATAAGTAGATTAACTAAAATATTCAAAGACATAGATGAAAATAAAAAGCAAACAGTTAAAGGATTAATTGAAGAAGCTGCTTTTATGAAAGCGACGCTTGCAGAATTGAAAGAAGAGATTGATAGGAATGGTCCAATAGATGAAATGCCACAGGGAGACTACTCAATACTAAGAGAACATCCTGCCTTAAAAAGCTATAACACTATGGTGCAACGATATACGAATGTAATAGATAAGCTGTTAGGCCTTTTGCCTAAAGAAACAAAGGTGGTGGAAGACGATGACGGCTTCGAAGATTTCGTTAATTCTAGAACCGACTAAGTATCCACGCACTGATCCAGACATTGTATTCGGAAAAACAAAGCCTATTATAGACAAAAAAGGTTTCCGAAGGTACCCAAAAGACTATAATCCAATACTTGAATATTGGGAACAGATAGAGACGGGCAAAACTTTAGTACCTAAAAAGGTATATGAGCAGTACAAAGAAATTGTACGTTGGATTAAAGAAGGCGGATATAAGGAATGGTTTTACTCTAATGAGAGAGCCAATCACATAATCGAATTTGCAGAAAACTTCTGCTGTCATTCTAAAGGTAAACTAGCAGGGAAAAAGGTAGTATTAGAATTATGGGAAAAAGCATATTTAGCTAGTGTTTATGGTTTTATAGATATAGAAGGCAATAGAAAACACCAAAGAGTAGTCCTTATTGTAGCTAAAAAGAATGGCAAGTCTTTGCTGGATTCAATCATGGGTTTATATGGGCTAGTTGCAGATGGCGAAGGTGGTCCTGAGTGCTATTGTGTTGCAACTAAAAAGGATCAAGCGAAGATTGTATGGCTAGAATCAAAAAGGATGGTGAATAAATCCCCGTCATTAAGAAAAAGGGTAAAACCATTAGTAGCAGAACTAGTTTCCGAGTTTAATGATGGTGTATTCAAGCCATTAGCATCTGATAGCGACACTCTCGACGGTTTAAATATCCATGTGGTAATCATGGACGAGTGGCACCAATGGAAAAATGGTCGTGCGCTCTATGATATCATGGCTGACGGTATAACAGCCAGAGAGCAACCGTTAATCATAATGACATCCACCGCAGGAACAATCCGCGAAGATATATTTGACGAGATATATGAAGAAGCGGAAATACAATTTAATAACATGAAATTAGGAAACGAGGTCGATGATAGGACCTTGTTTTTTATTTATGAGCTCGATAAAAAATCTGAATGGCGAGATGCAAATAATTGGATAAAAGCTAACCCAGGTCTAGGCACTATAAAAAAATTAAGAGCTTTACAGGATAAAGCCGAAAGAGTTGCTGATAACCCAAAGCTAGAAAAAAACTTTGTATGTAAAGAATTCAATATACGCGAGACCTCCACGGAAAGCTGGCTGACATACGAACAGCTTAACAACACGGCCACATTTGATATTAAGGCATTAAAGCCTAGATATTGCATAGGTGGGTTAGATTTATCAGAAACAACAGACCTCACCTGTGCGACTGTAATTTTTAGAGTTCCAGACGATGCGACTCTTTATGTAAAGCAAATGTACTGGCTACCTTCTGACTTGCTAGATTTACGGGTAAGGGAAGATAAGATTCCGTATAATGTATGGTACGAACAAGGCTTATTAAGGCTTAGCGAAGGCAACAAAATTAATTATAAAGATGTTACAAGTTGGTTTTTGGAAGTGCAAAACGAGTTAGACATTTACATTTTTAAAATCGGCTATGACAGTTGGAACAGTGTTTACATAGTCGATGAGCTAAAACAAAACTTTGGGAAGGATTCAACTGAGCCGATAATTCAAGGCAAGAAAACTATGAGTTCGCCAATGAAAACCTTTGCTGCTGACTTAGAAGCCAAGAAAATCAATTACAATAATAATCCAATACTAAAATGGAATCTCTCAAATGCTGCTATTGATGTGGACAAAAATAACAATATTTCGCTTGTGAAAACGAGCAATCAAAGGCGCAGAATTGACGGTGTAGCATCTCTTCTTGATGCTTACATATGCTTGGAACGACATTATGAGGACTACATGAATCTGATTTAAGGAGGTGATAAAGGCTTGGGCTTTTTTGATAGATTTAGAAACCGGACTGTAACCGTGTCAAAGTACAAATTGATTACGGATGAAGGCGGCGGTTTTTATGCCTGGAACGGCAATTTGTACCAAAGTGACATTGTACGAAGCGCAATAAGACCAAAAGTCCGGGCGATAGGTAAAACGGTTGGGAAGCATATACGGGAGACGATAAAACCTGATGGAACGAAGGATATAAAGGTTAATCCTGAACCGTACATCAGGTTTTTGCTTGAAGAACCGAACCCGTACATGACTGGGCAGATGCTACAGGAAAAACTTGCAACACAGCTTGAACTTAATAACAATGCGTTTGCCTATATCAATCGGGACGAAAACGGCTATCCAATGGAGATATACCCTATAACGGCTACGGCATGTGAGGCATTGCAAAACAACCAAGGCGAAACATTTCTGAAATTTACATTGCGAACTGGCCGGGATGTAACATTCAGATACACGGACATAATTCACTTGCGGAAAGACTTCAACAACAACGAAATTTTTGGGGATTCTCCGGCACAAGCATTAGCTCCACTGATGGAGATTGTTAACACCACAGACCAGGGCATTGTAAAGGCAATCAAAAACTCAAATATTATCAAATGGTTATTGAAATTCAATCAAACCCTGCGGCCGGAGGACTTAAAAAAGCAGACAAAGCAGTTTGTTGAGGACTATTTGAGTATAGAAAGCGAATCTGTAGGTGCCGCCGCTACAGATGCCAAAGCAGACGCCATACAGGTAGAGCCGAAAGACTATGTCCCGAACGCCTCGCAAATGGACAAGACAACACAGCGGATATATTCGTTTTTCAACACCAACGACAAGATCGTTCAAGGAAAGTACAGTGAAGATGAATGGATATCGTACTACGAAACATCTGTTGAACCCGATATTATTCAGTTGAGCGGAGAATACACGCGAAAACTATTTTCAAGACGCGAACGGGGATTCGGAAACAAAATTATATTTGAATCCTCTAATCTGAACTTTGCGAGCATGCAGACGAAATTAAACTTAGTGCAATATGTTGACCGTGGAATTATGAACCCGAACGAGGTTAGAGCGATTCTGAATATGGCACCGCGCGAGGGCGGAGATACTTACGTTCTGAGGAAAGACACAGGGCAGATAGGGAAAGGAAGTGATGAAGAATGAAGGTGAAAATCAAGGGTCCAATCATAAACAATAGCGATGCCTGGATATATGAATATTTTGGTATTGAAGCCACAAGCCCGAGTATGGTTGACAAAGTACTTGAAAAAGCCAACGGCGAGGATTTGGAAGTTGAAATCAACTCCGGCGGCGGGAGCGTATTCGCCGGGAGCGAAATTTACACGGCGCTGAAATCCTACAAGGGGAATGTGACCGTGAAGATTGTTGGTTTGGCAGCAAGTGCGGCCTCTGTTATTGCAATGGCGGGCAAAAAAGTGTTGATGTCACCAACGGCTCAAATGATGATACACAATGTAAGTTCACGGGCCGAGGGTGACTACCGAGAAATGGAGCACACTGCTGAAATCCTGAAAAGTGCCAACGACACAATTGCGAATGCTTATAGGCTAAAAACCGGGAAAGAACAAGACGAGTTGCTGTCACTCATGAACAAAGAAACGTGGATGACAGCACAAAAGGCTAAAGAGCTTGGCTTTATTGATGAAATCATGTTTGAGGATTTACAACTAGCGGCGAGTACATCATATTCCGGCTTACTGCCGCTAGAGGTAATAAACAAAATGCGTAACACGATTAAAAATCCAGCTCAAAAAAATAAACTGGATTTTTTAATATGCAAATTAAACTATTTGAAACTGAAAGGAGAAAAAGAAGATGAATAAGGAAAAGTACCTCGAACAGAGGAACGCTCTCTTGAAAGAGATAGAAAATCTTATTGAAGAGGGCAAAACCGAAGATGCCGACGCTAAGATGAAAGAAGTTGAAGCGCTGGACGAAAAATGGGAAAACGTTAAAAAAGCGACAGCTAATTTGACCGCACTGAAAGGCAGTGCAAAAGTGACAGACATCGAAGACAAATCCGTTGACGTTGGAGGTGGTAAAGTGATTGACACTATTCAAAAGGCTGTGCCCGTGAATGATGACAAGATGTATGAAACCGCATGGGCTAAAGTCATGCAGGGCAAAAAGCTTGACGCAAACGAACAGGCGGTTTTTGACAAAGTAAATGCGGAATTCAGAAACGACGCATACACCCATGGCACTGGGGACACTCCGACACTGATTCCGCAAACTGTTGTTGCTGGAATTTGGAGTAGGGCAACCGAGATGTATCCCTTGTTAGCGGATGTTAAGAAGTACAATGTTAAAGGCACGCTGGTAATTAATAAGCACACCGCAATAGAAGCAGGTGACGCAGCTTGGTATGATGAGTCCACATCTACAGGAGACGAAAAGAATAAGTTTGGGCAGTTGACATTGACAGGATGCGAACTTGCAAAGTCCATTACTGTAACCTGGAAACTACGTTCAATGGCAACCGAAGAGTTTATTTCTTATATCAAGAATGAGCTTGGCGAGCGTGTCGGTGTTGCACTTGGTACTGCAATAGCACAGGGCAAAGGCAAACCGGGCGAAAGCGGAACGGCGTTTAAGCCGGAGCCTTTGGGAATTGAAACTGCATTATTGGCAGAGAGCGGCACCCCACAGGTAGTAACATATAATCCCGATGCATCTCCTTCCGACCCATTAGCATACGAAGACTTCACCAAAGCGATAGGGAAAATCCATTCGTCTTACTTGGCGGGTACCGCAATCTATGCCAACAATGCTACAATCTGGGGACGGCTTGCTAACTTGGCAGATAACACGGGCAGACCATTGTTCATTCCTGATCTAACCTCCGGCGGAGTAGGCAGAATGTGTGGATTTGAGGTTAAAGCTGATGCAGGGGTAAGCAATGACACGGTTATCATCGGCAACCCCAACAAGGGTTATGTGCTGAACACCAACGAGCCTATGAGCATTGCAACAGAGGAACATGTGAAAGCCAGAACAGTTGACTATGCTGCATATACGATTGTAGATGGAGGGGTGCTTGACACCAAGGCATTTGCACTAATAAAAAAATCATCGTAACCGTTAGCCCTGAAACAGCCACATTTGACCTCAACGAAGAGGGAGATGGTTACGCAGATGTGGTGCTAACGGTTGCCGTTAATATCGGCACAGTAACCATAGGTGATATTTACATCGGTGACAGCAAACTGACAGCATCAACAGACTACACGGAGAGTGACGGCAAAATCACAATCAAAAAAGAAAAACTTGATGATTTGGGAAAAGGCGACCATGTAATTAAAGTCGAAACCGACCAAGGCGATGTAACGGCAGTTATAACGGTGGAAGACACAACAGAAACGGGTTAAAGGAGGTAACCGCTGATGAAATACGAAGTCATCCGGCGGTTTCGTGATAAGTACACCGGGGAGATAATTCTTCCCGGTGCTACTTTTATTTGTGATGAAACTGACCGGATAAAGGACCTGGCAAGCCGGGGAATCATCAAGAAACAAGACCTTAACCCCGATGAAATGACGAAAAAGGAAATCATGTCAATGCTTGATGACAAAGGCATTGAATATAACCCAAGGCAGACAAAAACGGAGTTAATAAAACTATTAGGCGGTGATTAGATGCTTAAAGATGTAAAAGACTCATTGAGAGTAAGTGGCAATGATTTAGATACTGAAATATTAGGCTTAATCGACGCAGCTAAAGCAGATTTAATATTAAGTGGAGTTAATAAAGATAAAGTTATTGATACAGATCCATTGATAAAAAGAGCTATAATTGTCTACTGTAAAGCTCACTTTGGATATGATGATCCTAAAATAGCAGAAAGATTTGAGCAATCATATACTAGTCTTAAACATCACCTAACATTGTCAGGTGAATATACAGTAGGTGATGAAGAATGAGAGATTATAGACATAAAATAGACTTCTTACAGAGGACAAATGGCTATGATGATTATGGTGAACCTTATGACACTTGGAACCCTTTCAAAGAAGGAATATGGGCTAGCATGGAACCTTTACTTGGCAATGAGTTCTTTACCGCTTATACTACTGATAGCAAGGTAGAAGTAAAATTCAATATGAGATATGTACCTGGTATTACAAACGACATGAGAATTAAGCATGGTAATAATATATACGAGATATTATCTGCAGTAAATGTCAAAGGATTGAATAGGGAATTGCTATGTTATTGTAGGCTGGTGAAGTGAAATGGCTAAGGTAAATTTCAAAGTCGAAGGAATGAAAGACCTTTTAAGCTCTTTAAAGAAATTAGGCAAGGTACCTCAAAAACATGTAACAGCAAGTGCTAGAAAAGGTATGAACATCGTCTTAAAAGATGCAAAGGCTAATGCTCCTTACGATACAGGTATGCTTAAAAAAGGTATCGTGTTAAAAGGTGAGCGGTCTAGGTCTAAAGGAAAGAAAGTCTATAGAATTGTATTTGATAGAAACATGAATGATGTTTTTCAGAAAAAGAATAAGGAAGGCAAAGTAACAGGTTATTATCCAGTATCGCAGGAGTACGGATTTTTTGCTAAGAATGGCAGATACATACCGGGATTCAGATTCATTCATGACAGCTTGAGCGACAACGCACAGAAGATGGAAAAGACTATAGTTGATACAATGAAGAAAAAGATTGACGAGGAAATAAGAAAGGCAGGGTTAAGCTGATGGATAAGGAAACAGCTAAAAAGGTAATATGTGATCTTATTGATTCCGCAGATGAAATACAAGGCTTTTCTACAACAGCTGACGTAGAGGAAATCGACAGATCCACTTTAGATGGCGAATGGATAGAAAGAAGAGTTACTGGAAGAACCAACGTTTGTATAACGATATTTAAGGAGCGATAACAATGGAAAGAGCGTTGAGATATGAATTGGAAAGGAGAATTCCGGAACTTAAAGGCAATATCTACCCAACGAATGCGCCAGAGACTTCAAGCAAGCTTTATCTAGTTTATACAAGAATATCAACTAGAAAAGGGAAAACGCTAGAAGGTTTCACAGGGGATGAAACATTGAGTTTCATGTTTTCAGTAATGGCAACTAAATATGCAGATATGAAATCCTTAGCCAAAAAAGTTGAGGATTTTTTAATGTCTTTACCAGGCACAAAAATTGGCAAAGACAACATCTACATTCAAGATATAGACATAAACAATACACACGAGCAATTTGAACATGAACTAAAAGTTAATCGTGGAATCATTGACTTTACAATTTATTATTAGAAATTATTAGAAAGGTGGTTTAAGATATGCCAGAAAGAGCATTAGGAAC